CGAGAGAAAAGGGCAAAAAGCAGAAAGGAAGCCTCAAAGAAGGAAGAGCTAAGGCTTGAAAAGGAGGCGGCCAAAAAGCTTCAGGGGCAGCGCCAGCTTTCTGGAGCCGTTGCAACCCTTGCCACTGAAAACGAGAGGATCCGCAAGGGGTTCGAGGATCGGAACGCTATCATCCAGCAGCAAACAGAGGTGGGGAGTGACCTGCAGCGCGATCTTACAACAAGAAACGCTGAGTTTTTTGTTAGTCAGCAACAGGCGCTAAACGATAAAGAGATTAAGCTTGAGCAGAGCAAACAAGATCAGCTGGCAGACATTAGGCGGACAGCAAACGAGGCCTTCATTGCTGAGCAGCTAAATGTGAGCGCTCAGACGGCGGCCCGGCTGGTTGAATTGTCAGAAGCAGCATCAAGGCCTGCTGAAGAGCTGCGGTCTAGCTGGACCGGCGCTATGCTGGATGTGGGCGACAGCATCGGCGATACGCTGGGCCAGGCCATAGTGCAGGGCGAAGACCTCAGCCAGACAATCAAGGGCGTTGCTCAGTCGTTCTTGGCTGACCTGATCGGGTCGCTGATAAAGGTCGGCGTGAGAATGCTGGTCAACCAAGCGATCGGTACAGCAGGGGTGGCTGCTGCATCGGCTGCATCAGTAGCCGCTGGCTCCGTAACGGCTGCTGCATGGGCCCCGGCTGCCGCCTTGGCGTCATTGGCCAGCTTTGGCGCTAACGCGGCACCAGCAGCCGCAGGGATAGCCTCAACAGTTGCTTTGTCTCAAGGTTTGGCGCTTGGTGGAGGAAGGGTGCACGGCGGCCCGGTCGGCCCTGGACGTGCTTTCCCTGTTGCAGAGGATGGGCGGCCTGAAATGTTCACGGACGGCAACCGTCAGTTTCTGATTCCCGGCAGCCGGGGCGATGTCATCAGCAACAAAGACATGCGGGGCGGGGGCGAGCCCAGCATCAATATCAATTTCAATGTGCAAAACGAGATGCCTGGCGCGGGGTTTGAGGTTCGAGGAGTGCGCCAGGAAGGGTCAGAGGTTACAATTAACGCAATCGTAAGCGACATCAGGACAGGCAATGGACCTGTGAGCAGGGCGCTGACCGAATCGACAAGCGTGACGAGGAAGACCGAGTAATGGCAACCGTAAACTGGCCGACAAGTCTAAGAAACGCGATCCAGCAAGGGAAAAGCCGTTCTATCGGGTCCGCATTCAGGCAGGCAGACCCCGCCGCAGGTCCGCCGTTTGTTGAGCGCTTCACTGATGACGAGCCGATAGTCTATGATTTCCAGCTTCGGTTTAATCGGATTGAGGCGCTGGTGTTCTTCTCATGGTTCAGAGATCCGCTTAATGCGGACAAAGGCCTTGCAGAATTCAATTTCCCGTTTGAGGCTGAATGGGGTGATGTTGAAGAGGTCGCCCGCTTCACTTCTGACGGGGTACCGCAGCTTGTATCTCAGGCCGCCGGAATATCAACCTACAGCGCCCGGGTTGTGATTCGAGAATTCACCACTGAGCCAGATCCTGAATTTGTGCTTGGTTACTGGGAGGAGTTCCAGAATGATCTCTCACAGCTTAATTTCCTGGACATCATGATCAACGAGTCGATGCCTGTATGACGCCTGATGAAATGATGATGCTGGACGCAATGATTCATAGCTTGCCTGAGACCTGGGGCGACGCAGTGGCGTTAGATCGCGCCATTAACAATGAAATGCCGGAGGCGTAATGGCTGAGGTAAATGTTCGAATTCAGAACTTCTTCAATAAGAAGCCGATTGCGACCATTAGATATCAGACTATCGAGATATGGCATGAGCAGATTGGTACTCTTCGTTTCGTCAAAGACTTCACTGACAAAAGTCTTGGTATTGAATCAGGAGCAGACCGGGACGCGGGGCAAACGGTGTTGTTTTCAGCTCTCGATTTCGATGTGGTAGACCCGGCGCAGACTGACACTCCTGAAGCCGTTATAACAATTCAGCTCGGTCGCGTTGGGAGCGATGTCAAAGACAATCTCAAGCTGATTCGTGACTTCGGTTTTATGAGCTCTGTCGAGGTGATTTACAGGTACTATTTGAGCGATGATCTGACAGAACCCGTCAAGAAATATAAGCTGTTTGGAGGGGCTGTTATTCTCAATGGGAATAGTGCAGGCATAACGGCAGAGGATGACAACCCAACTAACCAAGATATCAGCAGGGTTTACACTTTCGAGGATTTTCCCGGCCTGGAGGCTCTATGACTTCTGAAAACTTTATTAATAGAACTGTGGGACTGCCGTGGGTTAACAGAGGCGAAAGCTTTACCGAGCTTGACTGCTGGGGAGTGGTGGTGATGTTTTTCCGTCACGTTCACTGCTTGGACATCCCTGTTGTTCCTGGATATTCAGATGGATCAACCCCGATCTCTGACGGGTTTTTCCAGCAAGCGGAATCCGGATGGTGGAGGAAAGAACAGGGCCCATCTGATGGTCTTGTTTTCGCTGCATTTCATGGCGACATCCCGGCCCATGTCGGGGTAGTTACTGGAGGCAGGTGCCTGCATTGTCTGGGGTCAGACGACAGGCCTGGCAGCGTGGGTTATCATAGTATCCGCACCCTTGAAAAACTATATTCACGATTGGAATACTGGCGATATGTCGGCAACGATTGTAATTCACACCCCAACGGATAAGCAGATAGTCCCGGTCGATTCTGGGCTTTCAATAATCACGTATCTTGAAAGAGCCTATCCGAAAAAGAGCGAGGCTGAGTTGCCGTTTTACGGTATCGAAACTGATCTGCATCTTGGCAGTGTCCATAAATCAACGCTGATTGATCAGCAGGGCTGCGGGAGGATTCTTGACGATGGTGATGTGCTTCATATCGTTCACCGCCCAAGCGGATTTGATCCCCTTACGATTGCGTTAATTGCAATTGCTGTTATCGCTGTCGCTACTGTTATTTTGATTCCTACACCTTCAATCCCAAACTCTCAGGGGCAGACAGGCAAAGATAGCCCAAACAACTCTCTAAGCGGACAGACAAACAGTGCTCGCCCCTACCAGGCAATGCCGGAAATATTCGGAAGGATAATTGCATTTCCTGACCTTTTGCAGCCATCTCTGTTCGAATACGTTGCCAACACCAAACAGGTTCGAGAAGTTTTCGGCCTGGGCGTTGGTGAGTTCCTGATAAACGAAATCAAGAGCGGCCAGTCACTACTCTCAGGAATCCCCGGGTCGTCGGCTACTGTTCGTGATCCTGGCGACATTCCGCCAGACCTACAGATTGGCAGGGAGACAAACGACATTAACGGTCAGGAGCTGCTTGCTCCTGATGACCCTACGGTTTCAAGCGTCGGCAGGCTGGTATTCAAAGACAAACTCGACGCTGCCAGTCCGGCCAATGTTCAGTTCACATCAACAAATCTCATCGACATACCTGACAACGCTTTTGCCTATAACCTGGACCTGTCACCAGGTGATCAGTTGGTGGTCACAGGAACGGTCAGCAATAACGCCACGTTCACTATTGCATCGATCACAGACAACGCGGGGCAGGTGCAACTTGATGTGACCGGCGGGGTTACTACAGAAGGCCCCGTGACCGCGACATTTACCCGGGTTACAACGGCTCCAATGGTTGTGTATTCCTTTGATTTGAATGTCGAGGAAAATCTAGGGATCGACTCTCTCAATAAATTTACCGTTGCTGATACTGCATCGAATGACGGTGATTTTAATGTTCTTACTCATGGTCCGGATACGTTCCTTCCGACTATAGATGGAACGCCTCTGAGCGCAATTAGGTTCACGGTCACAGAAACAGTCATTGATGAAGATGACGCAACAGCGACGATGGTGAGGTTTGGACAGGATCCAGACGCGAACGTGGGGTGGTTCCAGCTTGCCGACACTGCAGAGCAGGTATGGTTTCATTTCCAGATGCCAAGAGGGATCCGCGATCAGAACGGAAACGTGATAACAGTTAATATCGAAGCGGACATCCAGGAAACCGATTCTGTAGGCACGCCGACAGGCGTTATCGACACTGAGAATTATTCCTTTACAGGCGGAACATTTGACGCGCAATTCCAGACTGAGAAATTTACAGTTCCCGTTTCAGGCGGGTTTTATAGGGTCAGAGCTAGGCGCACGACGAATAAATTTGCAGGCTCAGCTTTGGACCAAGTTAAATGGGAGGATGCTGTTTCGGTGACGGCGTACTCAGGCTCCGGGTTTGGCGACATTACCACAGTGGACGTTAACACCGTTGCAACGAATTTCGCCCTGAGCTCATCCCAACGAAAAATAAACATCGATTGCACGCGAAAACTTCCTACCTGGACTGCCGGAGGGGGCTTTGATGCAACCCTGACTGCCACACGAAAATTTGCTGATGCGGTCCTGTATTCGCTTAATGTATCTGCTGGCCGGCCTCTTGATGAAATCGACCTTGATTCTCTGTATGAGATTCAGGGCGGGCTATCAGATCAGGAGCTTGGCCGGTTTGATTATTCCTTCGATGACAAAGACATCAGCCTGGGGTCGAGAGTGCAGACCATATGCAACGCGGCCCGGGTCGGCGTGTATCGAGATGGCCAAGTGTGGCGATTCTTTAGGGATGAGACAAAGACCGCCCGGAGTGCACTGTTTAACCGGCGAAACATCGCAAGCGGCGACAATCAGAAACAGAACTATAAACTCCAGCGCCCGAAGGATTTTGACAGCATTGCTCTCCGATATACTGATCCAGTGACCGGCAAAAGGGCAGAGATTAAGCGCAAGATTGACTCTGTTGGAGAAACCATAGTCGAGGGGTCCATAGGCACCAGGCCGCATAAAATTGACCTGGCTGGATGCAGGACGGTCCTGCAGGCAACCGACAGGGCGAACCTTGAGGTCAGGAAAATTCTCAGGCAGCGCAGAACTGTTTCTGACAAAGTTCTATCTGATGGCATGCTCGTTGATATCGGTGACAGGGTTGGCTGGGTCGACATCTTTGACGGAGACATCAGCGAAGGCGAGATCAGATCGATCAACGGCACGACATTCGATACAAGCGAACGCCTTGATGAGCTGCCAGCGGGGGCCATTTTTGCGATCATAACCGATTCACAGGGAGTCGTGCTCGGTCCCGTCGTAGCCGCGGTAACTGGTCAAAAGCAATTCACAGCCACTTTTGCAGGGTCGGGAATAGTTGCAGATGGATCAACAATCCAGGCCGGCAGCCGGTACCTTCTCGGCGTGCTTGATGACGTTAACGCTTCCGACTGGACCGTTATCACCAAAAAGCCCGGCGCGGACGGTCGTGTTACAATAGAATTATCTCAATATGATGAACGAATTTATGAAAAGGATGGGGTTTTATAATGGCTACTGATTTATCTCAATTCCCAGTGCCTAGCGACAGGTTTGATGTTGCCCAGGACAATGCGGCAAAGCTTGATTCTGTGGTAAATGGCCCGAATGCGGTGGTGACCACACGGACAGGAAAAGGCATCCAGTCGATAGACAAAATAATCGAATCTATCGCCTCTGTTACTGATCGCGGCGTGTGGGCTACCGCAACCAGCTACCAAGTAAAAGATCTTGTGCTTGACTCCGGGTTTTATTACATCGCTATAAATGCTCACACCTCTGGAGCAACGTTTGCAGGTGATGTAGCAAACTGGAGAATTTATCAGGGGTCAGTTCCGCAGGGCGATACTCGATACGGGCCTATCTTCACAACGGCAGCAGCAATGGTAGCGGCGAGCCCTGTCGCAGCAGACGGAATTATTGCCAACATAGCGCCAGGCATGACGATATCAACACAGGGCGGCGTAACAGCCGGTGACGGACTGGATGCAATCTATCTTGTTGTCGCTGGGGATAGCTCAAATGGTTTTGATAGACTGTTGCTTGATAGCGGAGATACCGCAGTAGTCCAGACTAAGGTCGTGGATGCCAGACTCTTCGGTGCAAGCACTCTGCTATCCAACAACTCACCAAACATCATTGCGGCGATGGCTTTCCTTGGAGGACCAGGTGTAGTAATACTCCCCGAAGGGCGACTCTTTTGTACCGGTGAGCTCCCAGAGCCAGAAGGGGTTGTGCTTGAGGGGCAGGGGCTTGGCGGGTGGATTCTAACTATTCACGGGCGTATAAAATTAGCTGCCGCTACTGAACTATGTTTTGTTGGGACTGGGGCGAAGACTAACACGAAAAAGTGGATCAGCAGCAACGCGGACAGAGGGGGCGTTATCACCAACCTGTCACCGAGAGACGCAAACGATTCCGAATATAAACTTACATCTCTTACTAATGTTAATGGTACTGAACGCGCTTTTTCTGCAGCAATCAGAACCGCAAAGTCAGGACAAGCATGCGGGTTGAGAAGATTGCGGGTATTCCCTAACTATAATGGGATAGTCGGATACAATGACACTGGTTCTGATTTACTATCAGATGAATGGGATGTTGGCTTTTGGGCTGACACACACTCTGATGTCATATTAGACGAGGTTCAAATCGTTGGGCACTGGCGAATTGCCGGAGTTCTATCCACCAACGGCGAGGAGTCCACATCTCAGAACGACTTTGCGTTTGGGGAACGGAACACTATTCGCAAGTCGCTAATTAACGGCCAAGTCGGGTTATGTGTCCGGGCTTCTGACACTTGGGATATTATCGCGGTTGGAGCTAACAGCTTCGATATAAATGATTACGACGGTAACCCATGGAGAGCGAATTCAACCGGAACACTAAAGGCCGGAATAAATGAAGATACGACAACGGACTTTAATGTCACTAGCGTTGTCGATAACGGCGCGACACTGACCCTTAATACAACGGAATCAACCGCCGGGTTAAATATCGGAGATGTGGCGCTAGTCGGTTCGAACTTTGGAATGAGTCAGTTCCACATACAGGAGTCAGAGATCAGTGGCCTTGATCATTCCACTGGAAAGAGAGCAACTGAGCTTGGATTTACTCAACCAAGCGCATGTCTTGAGGTGAGCGGCGTTGCTCTTCGGGGAATGCGTTTTATCAATACAAAGCTGACATCACATGATGACATTGCCTTTTTCCTGAACGTGGCAGAGGACGTTCACTTTGATGAAGGGTGTACGCTTGAGAGCAAGAAAGATGCTACTTTTAGCACTTTCGGTATTCGAGCGATAGCCACAACGAACACCACGAGAATGAATATGGGGTCTATCCCTTTTGCCTCTTCTGTTATGGATGCTCGACCAACGGGAACGGGGGTTAAGCCTGCCAGGTTCAATAATGGAGGGGATCTAGGGCACTTCAGTCCGTTCTCGCTCGTTTGGTCTAGGATGCAGATCGACTACGATGCTTCAAATACATTCTTGCGCCCATTCAACGGGGGCAATGTTGGGTTCAAAAAGTCAGATGGAACCGTTGTTGTCAGCTACAACGGCGGCACAGATGAGTTCTTAGTATCCCCAGCAGGCGTTCCCAAGCTTAAGATTGATGCTGCATGGCCGCGTGAAACCGACTCGATTGTCTTTAGTAGGACTTTCGACACAGGCAACATTGCAGATGACGATGTTTTTATTATCGATCTGGGGCAAGCTGCCAGCGGTCAAATACTATTTTCTAGCTTGAATGACTTTCTTGGCCGAGGGGTATATGCGTTCAGAGCGTCAGGGACTCCGTACCTTGCCAACATGGTCACTGTCAACCTTGTAGGCTTATCAACGGGCGCGCTGACCGGCACAACGGGTGCGGATGCTCAGTTTAATCTATCTGTAGACGTTAACGGCCTGATCTATGTAGAGAATAGAACGGGGTCGACAAGGCGTTGCCTTCTTACTGTTTGCGCCGGAAACGTATAGAGCCCTGAGTTAAGGCGCTTCTCGTTGAGATAGCGCCTTTTCTTTCTCCAAAATATTAGCCTTCAATCGGTACTTGGTTTGAATGGCTTTTGGAAAGGTTACAAGTCAATTGGCCGTTAAGGCTCCCACCATTCCTCGCTGCACTCTTGAATTCTGACCCATAGGCCGTCACCTGTTTCAATATCCCTGATGCTGGGCTGGGTGATGATCTCCCTGACATATTTCTGAGTATCATCAATCAAGATTCCTTTCTTCACTAGCGCATCTTCTACCAGTTTCACCAGATAGCCGTGGTTGCTTATGTCCCACGTAACGGACCCTTTGCCTAGAGTTGCGCGGAAAGTGAGTGAGACGGGCTTAGAGAATGGTTTTACGCCCCTGCAAGCCCCGCTGACCAGCTGCCTCACTGTATCCTTCTGCTTTTTGCGCTTTGACCAGTGAATGCCTGCATAAATCTCGTTGAGGCTCAGCTTCTTTCGACCTGTCACTGGCACCCACAAGACTTCCTCTCTCATTTTGCTTCTTCTTTAAACAGCTTTGACAGCTTTACGCCCAAAGTCTTGCATACCATAATCCGCTCCTCTGTCGCCCAATGGCAACCCTTGCCACAGAGCACCTTGTTCAATCTAGCCAGCTGCTCGGTTGTCATGTTATTCATTCTGCGCTGTCGCAACATAACCAAACGCTGCAATCGATTCGCGCCGATATCTCTCATCGTCTTGTCCTCATGATCGCTTCCATCACCCTGGGCGGCGGAACAAGCAGTCCCATATCCTCCATCCTCTTAACCATGCAGAGAAATAAAACGCGCTGATCCCCAAACTGCTTTGTGAATCGCTTGCGGAAGTGGGTCACGTTTAACGGGTTGTTGCTTCCCGGGTCGTGAAACTCTGACTCTATCGGCAGCAGGAACCACTCGCCGATGTGAATCTTGTCCTGCACATATGAGCCGCCCACAACATGGTGCATCTGCCAAGGGCCGCCATCGGCCAGAGGTAGAGCACCTTGAGCCTCAACATACTGCGCAATGGCTTCACGGAACTTCAAGTGCTCTGCTGTGACTTTGTTCTTTTTGCTTCTCATTGCAGCTACTCTCCATTGCTTTGTTACTTACCCAAAATGGTTATCAACGATGAGCTTTGCCCTTTCTCCTTTCTACAGGCTATCTAATTCCAAAATTATGATCGATCTGCTTTGGAGAGAGTGCTGGGTGATTAGCAGACGTTGAGTTATCACCACTCACGTTCACCTGCTACAGCGGCTATCTCTTATCCACTAATGCTCAAAGGTCACCAGCGAAGATAGCTTTTACTCTCTACAAAACAGACTATTCAGGGGGTGCTGGCAACGTCCTTCATCGTGTCCTTAGAAGGCCAGGGAACGCTTATCCCCCAGCGGTTGATTGTGAACGCATTCACCCGGTCATATATCTCGCTGTACTGACTCCTATCCGGCTTCGTGCTGCTCTTGTGCCCGGTTATAGCCTCTTGAAATACGTCCCATAGGTATTCATTAACGAGGTCTTTATTGAATGGAACATCCACCCCTGGCTTGAGCGCCTGCCTGAAGTCAATCCCTCCCTCGTTAAGCGAATCGGCAAGCATGGTGCAGTACTTCCACATGCAATTGTTCTGGGTCGGCGTGCGTTGTTTTCCTGTCTTCACGGTGATGCGGAGATAGTGATGCTTATCAAATTGCGCTCTTAGGTGGCCAATATAGGCATCAAAAGCCACTTCTGAGTTTATGATCTGCTCAATCGGCATAGATCTCTCCGTTTGGGGTGATATAACACGCCGGTTGTGGGGTCGATCAATAGTTATAGGGCTTTATTCTGGCCTAACGGTTTCTTTCCATCGCAGCACCTAATATTCATGTTTACCGCCTTTACTGGTGAATAAATGGAATATAAGGCCATGGCTAAAAACCATATAGGCAGCGTTATTCTCTCTTTTATAATCATCATGCTCTCCTGTTAACCCAACCCTCTAACAAGGAATTAAACTCGGAACTCCGCCCGGTTACTACGACGTTATCGCGCTATTGCGTCACCGCTCATGATTCTTTTAATGGCCTTATTGGCAATTTGTGCGGACTCAACTTTTTCGCCCGGTGCCGAATGGCCAAGGAGCTTAGATGTTGGCGCTGAATTAGGCATAGAAATCCACAAATCCAATACTAACCAGCCATCTTTCCATGGGTACTTTTCTGAAGCTCTTGCCGTATGTCTAGCCATAACAATCTGCTCTAGCTGTTCGTTTAACTCAATTGGATCGTCTTCACCGGCCCCTAAACTCTGCCGTTATGCTTCTATTGCATCTAGCGGCACATACACAGGGTTTTCGTTCGGGCTAAACGCGACCAAGGCAGCTCGAATATGCTCTTTAGCCATCCAAGAGTAACCGTATTCGCTATCGCGATCTGTTTCCCCGTTGGTTATTGTTCTCCGGCCAAGGAATACGCCTACCGCGTTGAAAGGCTCTGCAACATACTCCTTTTTAAATCCACGCTTTACGCGGCGGTATTTTTGGCTTACAAGGATTTTCTGCCCAAATTCAGGCATAACAAGGCAATCAACGCCATTCGTCTCACTCATCTGAACTCACTCCCATGCTCGTCAATATCGTCATAATAATTCGGCTTATAGCTGTCAAGAAACTTCACTACGGCCAGGGCAATAAAGGGAAGCATAATTGACCACGAGAGCAGCACCACGGCCACCTTCTCCCCCGTGCTATTAACTCCATAGATCAGCTCAAGAATTGACAGCAGCGCGACTACAGCGGCCCACGTTATTATCTTTTTCATATCAGACCACCTCATCAATTCGAGTATTAAAGTTCCTGATGATAGCCAGGATGGATTTCACGGCGGCGTTATTCCACATGCAGCGAGGGCAGACGGAGTAGAATCGTGCTTCCCAGGTTATGCCGCAACTGCAGGTCTTGGTTTTCATCTGTCTTGATTGCGTCTTATCATCGCGTTAACTCTTGCGATAATCGACAAGGGGTATAACCCATGCCCCGTCATTACCCAGCGGCATCCCTTTTTGGTCTTTGCAGAAACTCTTTTCAGCTTTTGATTTGGCCGCTGCTTTGGATTTCTCTTCTTCATTTCTTTCCCCTCATCTGGTTCAGCCGCCTGGCCATATCAAGCCGGTAGTCGGCATCAGCGATACTATCGAGCCACTTTCTGATTTCAACAGGCCTCTTTGATCGGGTAATCTTCTCTGCTCTAAACTAACGCCTCTTATCCTCCTCAATGGCTGCGCGCTGGATATCGGTCATATCCGAAAGGTTCGCCTTATAATCGCCAGGAAGGGCAGCCAGGTCCGCCGCGTTACCGATCACTACCTTTCTCCAGGGCATAAAGCAAGGCATCGGCGTAGGCCAGGGATTGAGAAGCTACCCATTTGGCGGCCCCTGCATCATCCACAAGGCTATGATTTGCTGCTATCCCCTGCATGGCCATGGCCGCGAAGTGCTCCCGCTTGGTTAATCCATCACGTCCCGGCTTAAAGAACTCGTCATTCGCATCAATTATTTGGTGTGGCTTCGTTCCTGCTGGCATATCTGCATTTTTAATCATTACCTAGTCTCCTTTCCCTGCTCATGGCGGCGTTTAATCACAGCACGAACAGCATCAAGCTCTCTCCGCCAGCTATCAGCCTCGCCGCTCTCCACTTCTTCATCAGAGCAATAATGTATCCACTCAGTGAGCTGATGCTTCTCTTGGGCCAGCTTACGATCACTCATCTGCTCGATGTTCATTGCTCTCTCCGTTTGGGCTATTGGTTGCAAGCCTAATTTTTCTATTGCTCTGAATTGCCTCTGAACTGTTTCGTTTTTCCTCCATGCCTCTATGTCCAGAACCCAGCCATAATTAGTTAGAATCTTATGGAAAGGCCAAGGGTATGGGCATATTTCATACAATTTATACATTGAATCAGGATCTTGACCTGGCACTACATACTTCATTAGATGACTACTCATATTTCACCTCTCCGTTTGGGGTGATATAACGCACCGGTTATGGGCTGGTTATGTGTCGTAATAGTCGTGAGCTAAACAGATGGCATGAATTGCAGGGATAGCTTTAAACGTAAAAATGTCGCCAGATTGCACATTAGTTTGCCTAAGATATTTCTGTCCTTTAACTACCCTCCATTTGTTCCTTTTTGCTTTTGCAATGCTTCTAAGCTCTGCAAAAGAAAGCCCCATACCATTCCAGCCGGAATTCATAACCCATGTGCAAGCATCGCAATCGTGTGCCTTTTTTGCCACTGGCTCTGATTCTGATAATACTTTGACCATGCTCTTTCTCCTCTCCTCATAACAATTCATTCAACCGGCCCTCAAACTCCAAGCGTCGACCGCCTCTTTTTTGTAGTGCCAGTAGCATGTTTGTAACCCGCACCCGTGGCATCGAATCTTAAATCCATGACTCTGCTTAGCTACCTTTTCAGGGTATCGATCACTATAAACTTGCCCCTGGAATATAGAACTGTCCCGTTCCATATCGGCATTAGATCCGCAGCAGGGGCAGCATGGTAAATCACTCATCCTATCCTCCATCCTTCGCTTCGTGAGTCAGCGGAACCATTTCCGCATACGGATATAACGCAGACGCTTGCCGGGGAAAAGTGCCATGAGATGCCTCATGGTAAGTGATGGTTCTAGGTTGATGATCATTGATGCTACCTCGCTGAGTAGTTCGCACTGAGAAGATGAAAAACGCTTGCCGGGAGCGAAAGACCGGTCGGGGTAATTAATCCCTCAAGCGCCCCTTAACGATAATCGAGAACCCATACAAAAGCAAGGCTAATCTGTCGAGAAGTCGCAGTCTTTATCAATCGATGACCGGTGATTGTACTTCTTCGATTTGCGTTGCTTCGTATTCTTTGCCATGATTACTCCACTCGAATGGTCACTGGTCTTTCCTTTGGGTGTTGAATTACCGGCCTTCTTTCTGAGGAGGCCGGTTTTTTTATGGCTTATTAAATAGTTGCTTCGATGAAAGTTTTAGCCGCTTCAACGTTGATACAGTTTCCGTAGGCCTTCAGCATTCCTGCTCTTTTCCCCATCTCTTTCTCGCATTTATGCGCCCCCACTCCTTCGCACACTGGACAGAACAAATCTTGTTCCGCTTCCTGGGCGCTAAAAATTCTTTCGAGCAAACTGCGCACGTAACCAGTGGTATTGTCTTGTGGTGTGATCTGTGACACTTCCGGCAGAGCACTTCCAGGTTCAATAGATCGTTGTTCTTGGTGTCTCCGTCCCAGTGATGACGTTGCAGATTCTCCGTTGAACCGCATCTGTTGCACTTCCTCATTTTTTTTATCAGATACTGAGCCCTTTTCCTCCCGTCCTTCGGGATATCCACCACGTAGGCTTTTCCCATGCAGGATTGAGAGCAGTATTTCCGCCGGCTCGCGTCTTTCATTCCGACCATTGATTTTCCGCACGTAGCACAATTCATGATTTGATATTACCTCCGTTTCGCAGCAGGCGCAATTAAACACCATTCTAGCGGCAGCCCCATGAGCCAGCGGGAATGTGCCGGGTTGAGCTGGCCTCCACTTTCCATCTCTGCAGTGGAGCCAGTCAGCATCTGCCCACAAGCCGTTAGTCGGGCCGGGCCCGCCAGTTGAGCTTGATGTGCTAACGCGGTCACCGATTGCCCCGCTGTCGTTTTCTCCTTCCGCGCTAGGGCTTGTTCTGGCGTCCCGCCGGGGGTGTTCGCCGTCGGGGTTCCCCATCCCGCTAACCAGGCCTGCCTCGGCAAGTCTCTCGGATTTGTTCCGTTGCCACAGCTGTTCTTGTGGTCTCGTACTACTGGAGTGTTCCACCCAGCTAACGTCGCTTCCGCCGACAACGGCTTCCCCCTGGCATGCCTCCATCGCTTTGCATTGAACTCGTCCGTAGCTGACTCGCTCCGGTAGTCCCTGGCCGCACAAGTCGCCCAACCTTTCAGCAACAAACCAGAGCCGCTGCCTGATGTGCGGAGCACCGACGCCCGCAGCGCACAAATCAATCGCCCCGCTGGAGTAACCCGCTCCTTCCAGGTCAGCTTGTACAAGGTCGAGCCAACCGAGGCCGTCTTTGCTTGCAACCTGCTCACCATAGATTCGATCAGGGCCACATTGCGTGATGAGATGAAAGAATGCTGGCCATAGGTGCCGCTCGTCAGTAAACCCATCTCCTTTGCCTGCCGCGCTGAAAGGTTGGCAAGGACAGGAGCCGGTCCAAACGGGAGAATCGTCTGGCCATCCTGCTCTTCTGAGTGCCAGGGACCATACGCCGATTCCCGCGAAGAAATGACATTGGGTGTAATTTTTGAGGTCGTCGGGTCTGACATCTGAAATACTCCGTTCGTCTACGTCGCCAGGGGCTATGTGACCGGCTGTGATAAGGTTGCGCAGCCATTGAGCCGCATACGGATCGAATTCATTATAATAAGCGCTCACCGGTCTTTCCCCTCAGCTTCATTCCTGAGCTCTCTGGCCCTTACGCTCAAGATATAATTCACATTCTTACCCGAATATATGGCCGAGGCGTTCCCGTCATGGAGCCATTCCTTTGCGGCTTTTTCGAACAGCTCGGCGTCGTGGATCAGCAGGCTTTGAGGAGGGCCTACTTCAAGGATGTCACCAGGAGGAAGTAGCTCGCTGCAAAATCGATCCATGGCTTTCTCCCACCCGTAACTCATTGCTTCGTATCGGTCGGTTATTCCTCTGTCCTCAAGACCGCAGCCCATCCCTTCATCATGGTATTCGGGGATATTTTCGACATCGAGAGAATAAGATACGGCCTGCTCAAGCTCTTCAACCCTCGCAGCCAGCTGATCCCTTTCCAGCCTCAGCGCGTTGTAATGGCCAGCTGATACCATCGATTCAGTCATAATTGGCTCTCCTCATCTCTATTTGCCAATTCCTTATCACGAAATCCCAGAAGGTTGGTTTTGTGCTCAAGAGTGATCTCATTTATTCCTAGCTTAAGGTTGAGCAATTTGACTTCATTCCTCAGCCGGTTGATCTCGGAGAACAGTCGAGCAACGTGGCGCGCCGGCAAAGCCTCCCCACCCCCACCCCACCACGAGCAGTGCTTGAACTGTTCTTTTGCGGTTTTGATGGCATCTTTCATGGTCTTTCCTCAATATGATCTGGAGTGGTCAGAGCAATAAGCGTTTTCCTCTCGGTCATAGCTCCATGTTATTTTCCCGCACTCAGGGCAGTTCCCGCGAGTTTTCCCGGTCGTCATTCTCTGTTTACGAGGTGCTTGGTATTTGATCCCTGATGCGGTGATCATCTTGCGATGGTTTACGCTTTTAGCCTGGATGGTTCGACGGCAGATAGCGTCAAGAAACTTCTTTGATAAAGCGAAGCCAGCGTGCTTGGTGAAATCATCCCCTAATGAATATACCTTGGCCTCGTCATAATTAGCCGTTACCCCTCCGGCTCCGTCATCGAAGTAAATATCATTGCCGTCATAGCATCCGCTGTTTCGATGAATGATGATCCCCTTAGAGAAATCAACATCCATTTTTAAATACTGCATATCAACCCGGACTCTTGCAACGCCGTCAACCTTTGCCTTGCTGAGAGGGACGAAGTGATTACGCCGATCCGCGTATTTTTGAGCATCCTCCCGGCTGAATACTTCCGCTCGATCTAAATCGCTAACGTAGCCACAACCCCCTTTTGCCCAAAACGTGCAGGTCGAGCCAACATTTGATCGCGTATCTCTAAGGTAAAATTGATTTTCGGCTTTCATGGTCTTTCCTCTGGTAGATTCCTTGCCTTATGCATGGACAATAGCATCAATCGAATCAGCATGCACTAAGATTTGAGAATGTCTCCGTTAGTTCGTTAATGTGTCAGACGTTACCCTTTTATATTGATGATCGGCTTTACGTGCGCGATAACTTCAACCAGATCAGCCTGGAGACGCATCACTTCAAATATATCCTTGTACGCCAGAGGTGACTCATCGAGAGTATCGCCACCAACCTTTGCAGTGATGCCACTCATAGTCTCCACAAAATCACTAGTTTCAAGTTCCCGCTTAGCCTGCTTACGACCCATCACGCGCCCAGCTCCATGAGCGCTTGACCACAACGCATCAGGATTGCCTTTGCCTCGAACGATGAATGACCCGTCACGCATATTTCCGGGGATAACCCCCATCATCCCAGCTTCAGCATGAGTTGCCCCCTTGCGGTGAATCCACACTCCGTCACGTTCTTCGGCGTGGTTGTGATTGCGGTTAATCAGCTCAGAGAAATCCAGCTCATAGAATGAGATATCAAGAGCCTCGGTGATTGAATTAACAACCCGCGCCATCATCTCTTTTCGATTCGCTAATGCGAAGTCCAAGCCCCACGCCAGATCCTGTATGTAGTCCATTCCGTCTTGGGAATTTACGTCAAATCCGTAGTGCCCTTCTTTCGGACGTAACTTTCCCTGTTTCTTTTTTACATACTCTGACTTATAGGTTTCATATTGGCCGGGGTTATACTTGAGCAGATGCTGATGGTCGACATCAAATTCATCTTCTAATGTTTTGGTGTCACTGGATGCAATGGTCATATAATGTGCCGCTAGTCCATGACCAACTCCGCGACTTCCTGAGTGAATGACCACCCAGACACTATCAGTTTCGTCATGGCCTACTTCAATGAAATGATTACCACCTCCAAGAGAACCTATGGCGCGTCCATGCTTTTTCATCACGGCAATTTCCTTGCCTTTATCTGTCAGTCCATCAAGACTATATTCCACAGCCTTCTCGTTGACATTGAAGCCTACAGGGATGTGTTTATAGATCAGATCAAATATAGCCTTGCTATTGGCTTTCACTTCATCGTAATCAATACCATCCAGCTTCAGCGCGCACATGCCGCAGCCGATGTCATAACCGACCCAAGCAGGCACGATCACGCCATCGGTCGCCACCACTGCACCAATCGGCAGTGAGTAGCCGGTGTGAACGTCAGGCATCAGTGCACCCTTGACCGCGAAGTCCTGCTCCATCGCGCTGTTGAACTGTTCCAGTGCGGTATCTTCTAGCACCTCAGCAAAAATATTCGTCTGTTTCATGATTTATTCTCCTTTAGCGATTCTTTGATCTTTCTCAGCCAATCATTAGCAACGTCAGGGTCCGCCTTCTTGAGCTCTACCACGACGCCACTAGGATTGATCCGATGGCCGTTGCTGTCGAGGTGCGTGGGTCTGTTTGGTGGCGGCTGGTTAGTCATGGCTTGCTCTCAAGATCAATAAGGCCGATCTCTCCAGAAATCATACCTTCGATAATCGCGTTAAATTCCCAGCACCAGTACTGGCTGTCAACGTAGATTCTCAGTCTCCTATGGTCATGAGACTTACGCTTAATAAACGCCTCTGCTGCTTCTCTGGTGAGGTGTGCGTTAACGTATTCCCATGACTCGTGATATCCGATCTTCTGGAACAAGATAACGTTATCCTGCGTTACAAGCCGGTCAAGCTTCAGGTCAAAATCATCATGCGTGCCACCATCTTCGACAAACTCTGCCAGCTCGGCTGCGAATTCTTCATCAGTCCACTCTGATTCATGATCTGAATCCGTCCAGTAGTGGGAAGGGTCATAATCAAGGTCAATTCCGCCGATCAGTCGGTAGGTCTGCACTATGAAAATTGCGTTTGATGTGCAGTGATCGTTCACGCCTTCGCCATTGACGTGATATTTCAGCCGCTTAACAAAGTCGATGTAGTTGTCTTTAGTCAATTCCATTATCATTCTCCAATTTTAAGGTTTCAGCATCGCTTTCATTGCGTCGAGATTCTTCCTTGCGGCTTCCTTGTTGGATTCGGAGCCATGGGTTGTGCCTGAAGGGCTCTCTATCCGCATGCTTCTATCCACCGGCTTTCTGATGTCACCGCCCCCGGTCAGATATTTGAGCGTTGATTGGTAATGCTTCTCGAAATACTTCGTGGCTTGATCAGTATTCATATCTCCCCTGAACCGGAAGGTATCGAACGCCTGATCCGAGATCGTGTGATAGACAAATGGATTCAGCATACAAACGTCCCGGCTTTGAGCTGGCATGGCGTAGAATCGAATCAGGTGATTGAATGCCTCCGTGGTTTCTAGCGCCCCCATTCGCTCACAGGCGGCTTTATTGCATAGAGCTATAAACTGGCCCACAGATGGCCAGAACGGCGAGCCAGAGCCGCGACAAGCATCAACACCGGCCTGTATGACTCCCCAGTCACAGATTCCTGCATCCATAAGCCCTCCGAGCCACTCTTTCTTTGATGCGTTCTCAGCGGCGGTGTCTGGGAGGGATTGCTTCCAGGCGGGGTAAATCGCTCTCAATCGAACGAATATCTCGTTGACCAGCTGAATGGTCTGCGGGTTCACTGAGGAACGAGTCTCCCCAGCTGGTGTCGTCGTGGTCGATCTGCCCTGGTTGTTGAGATGCTTGCTGATGTGATCCATTGTTGCCTCCGATTCGATTATGTACCCAGTCTGCTTTCATCGACTTCCAACCCGCCGTTTCCCATTCGGTTAGACAGCCATCAAACGTGTGCCCCATTTGCAAGGCTTGATGAAACTCCTTAGCCAATGAGTTCACGACTCTCTGCGACATAGCTCCTCCCTTGTTCAGCCGTCTTATTCTTTTCATCTCAGATATCTGATCATCTGAAGCATTGAAAACAGAGAAGTCGACAGAAGGTTTGGCGACAGCCGGTAAGTGTTCTTTCTTGTCTTTATTTCCTTCTTTCTTTATTACATTCTTTGTTTGTCGTTGGCCTTCCGTTGGGCTTCCGTTATCCTTCCGTTGCTCTTCCGTTAGGCTTCCGTTAGGGTCGATTTCATTTATGTCGTAAATGTCTGAATTTAAAAGCTTTGCTACAGTCCCTCTATCCGTTACCCTTTCGGCCTTTTTGAACTCAACCAATCCCCATTTCTGTAGGTTTTTTTTCACTGTTCGGTACTGCTGTTCCGACAATCCAAGCCCTTTGTGGCCTACAAAACACTCTCCCACTTGAAGTCCATTAAGCGGATCAGGAGTGCGCCTAGCTCTTCGCGCAATAACATTCAGCACATGATTGGCTAGCGGGTTGGTGTCAAAAAACGCAGCCTGTTCGCTCCGCAGCGCTTTGACGAAACTGGCCATATCAGTAAAGAACCTTTCCGGCTTTCAGAAATCTACGAACGATTTCTGCTTTATCGCTGTCTTCGTCTGGGGAGAAGATCTCAGACATCCGACCAAAACCAGCCATCTTTACAGAGAAAGCAACTTTGTTTTCATCCGCATAGATGTCGATGCTTCTGAATGCTGCTATGAGTTTGAATTTAGCGTAACCACAGGAACGATTAACGCCCTTGCATCTGATCTCTGGTGTCAGAGTAGTGCAGCCATATTTATACAGCTGAGGGAAATCAGGAAGATCAGAACTAATAGATTCAAGCAGGTATACGAACCCGCGCTTGCCCTTTCTTCTTGCCATGATCCGTTACCCCTGCTTTTGATATCCAACCGTCTTGGTTCGCTCATAGCCGATATCGTCAAGTATCTGCTGGCTTGGGGGCTTGGTTCCGGCAACCACAGCACTGGCGTATGAGCGAGATAGCCCCCAGGCTTCAGCGGCTGCTGACCTGGTGACATATTTCTTAGCAACATGCGCTCGAAGCTCTGCCAAGAATTCTTCTTCTGTGATTTGCATCTTAATTCCTCTTTTGTTATCGATTGGCAACAATAATAGGTTGACTGTATTCTAGAGTCAAGCTATCGTTAAGGCCAATCAAACGAAACGCAAACCAACGAGGAATATAGATATGACGAACGAAGCAGCATGCAGAGATGTCAAGGTAGCCGGGCCAGATAAGCACCTGGAGTCTTACCAGGCAATCCAAGAGATCAGCCAGATCGTCACCTCACTTGATGACCTGCTGGGAAGAATAACCGGGCCACGCCCTCCGGAGACGGGGGTCGGCAAAGAGGTAAGGGAAGATCCTACGCTATCTGAGTTTCTGAATGGCGCGGCTGGCGATATCCGTAACAAGCTGGATTCAGCTCATCAGTTGATTGCCAGGATTAACGAAGAGTTGTTCTAACCAACCCTCCAAGCCCTTTAACCGGGGCTTTCTGGGTAACACTAAACGAAAGGGAATACAGATATGCAGCAACTAACCAAAGACGAGGCCGTCGCATTCGCAGAATCCAATTCTTACGAAGGAATGAGCTACAGGCAGATTGCAGAATTCCAAATCAACCAAAAGTGCCTGTGCATGCCTTTCAGCAAGTTTCACGAAGCAGTAGAGAAGACTCTCGACCGGTCTGTTTTCACCCACGAGTTCGGAATGAATTACGATGGCATCAAAGCAGAAATCATGGATGGAAAAGAAGCGCCGAGTTTCGAAGATATTATCGGGCTCATCCCAAAAGAAAAACTGATTGTAGTTTCTGCTTAACGGCTTTAGGTAAACCACCAAAGGAAAGACCATGAGTGATATCGCAGAAGCAAAAACAGTCTATGAGATCGTTGAATTCCAGGAGCAGGCATTCAGCCAGATGGGATCTGATGATTCGATCCTCTGGGCGAAGGAAAGCCAGTTTGCTATGCAGGCACTCCAGGCCAATCAATACCTGAATGATGAGGCCTGGAAGAATAGAGCCAGCCTTGCTAACGCCATCATCAACGTGGCCGCTATCGGAATCAGCCTCAACCCTGCCTTAAAACATGCCTACCTTGTGCCGCGCAAGCCAAAGCAGGGGGCGCTCACCGCAATCTGCCTTGATATCTCTTACATGGGCCTCATGCACCTAGCCCAGCAGACCGGCTCTATCCTATGGGGCCAATCGAAGCTGGTTTATCAAACAGACGAATACCTCAATACCGGGATCGACAGCGCTCCTAGCCACAAGACCAACCCTTTCCTATCAAGCAAGGATCGCGGCCCGATCATCGGGGCTTACTGCACCGTCAAAACATCAGATGGAAGCTATCTCACCGAAGAGATGAACAAGGATGAGCTCGACAAAATCAAGAATTCATCCAAGGCGCAGAACGGGCCCTGGAAAACGTGGCCGGAAGAGATGATGCGGAAGTCAGTAGTCAAGCGTGCCAGCAAATACTGGCCGAAAGTGGAGCGGCTGAATCTCGCTATCGATGCCATCAACCAACATGAGGGGATCGACTTCCAGGAGGAGAAGGACATAACGCCGGAGCGAGAGAACCCGCACCAGGACTTGTCCGACATGCTGAAGGCCCGAGGCTCTGAAGTATCCGCATTCCTTGAATGGGCCGGGAAGAAGTTAAACCGGACTCTTGGAAAGATTGACGATCTTTCCAGCGACGAGGCCAACAAAATCATTAAGCGAATGGAAAACGCATCATGAAAACCAACGCTGAACTATTGAAAGACCTGGCGGACCTGGAGCATGTTTTTGGATTCAACCCGACGGAGGTCGACCAGACTTCAGAAAAATGGCACTTGCTCAGGCTCGGATGCTACACCGCATCAAAAGCTGAATGCCTTATCAAGAAGAAGCACGGCAGCAAGGGTCATGAATATGGCGTTGATTTTCTCCCTGGGACCGACAAAGATAGCAAGCGCAACACCTACATGCTTGAACTGGTCTCAGAGATCGCCACGGCGCGCCTGCCTGAAGACATCAGCGCCAAACCTCTACAATGGGGCCGGGATAACGAGGCCGCCGCCAGAGAGGCTTATGAGGCCGCCACGTTTACCACATTCACCGAGATTCCATTCATCTACAAAGATCAGCACATGCGCGCCGGTATCAGCCCGGATGGATTGAACGACGATAATGTAGGGGGGCTGGAGCTTAAGTGCCCCTGGTCCAGCAAGGTGTTCGTCGATTTTCTGGCCAACGAAGAGATCAAACCCGAGTACCGGCACCAGTGCCAGTTTTCGATGTGGGTTACTGGCCGGCAGTATTGGGACTTTGCCAACTTCGACCCGCGCATGGTCAACACCAAGAAGCTCCATTATGTGCGGATTGATCGCTGCCCTGAGGCCATGGCTGTATTCGATGAGGCCTTCTCCGGGTTCGTTATCGATATGGACGCAATGCTTCAGCGGATCGGCGCCGAGTACGGGCAACAATGGAACCCAGAACTTCACAATTTTCAACAATAACCGGGAAAAAGGAGCGATAAATATGAGCATAGGCGGACACCAAAGCGCAGTGATGCTTAAGGATGAATGGCTAACACCTCCAGGTATTGTTGAATCCTTGGGCCCATTTGATCTGGACCCTTGCTCACCCGGTGATCGTCGCCCATGGGATACGGCTAAGCGCCACCTGTCAGTCGAGGATGATGGCTTAAAAACCGGCTGGTCCGGAAGGGTCTGGTGCAATCCGCCCTACGGACTAGAGGCGACAAAGTGGCTCAAGCGCCTAGCTGATCATGGCAATGGAATCGCTCTGATTTTCGCCAGAACCGAAACCCGCATGTTTTTTAAAGAGGTTTGGCCAAAGGCCGATGCAGTGTTGTTTATAGAAGGGCGATTGTTTTTCCACCACGTTGACGGTACCCGTGGAAAATCAAACAGTGGAGCACCCTCAGTTCTGGTTGCATATGGCAAAGAAAACTCAGAGAGCCTGAGGAACTGCGAGATAGCAGGAAAGTTTATCGAGCTTTAGCTAACAAACACGGAAGGAAAGACCATGACGCACACAAAAGATTTAGTTTTGGCAGAAGAGACAACGGCGCTTCAGGTATTCACGGCTGCCGGGGGCCTGGATCCGATAGTTCAGGAAGCTAAGGAGCACGTTGCTGGATTCAAGCATGATCTGTCTACCGGCGCCGGACGCAAGCGTACCGCTTCCCTGTCGGCCAAGGTGGCAAAGCTCAAGGTCCGGCTTGATGATATGGGCAAGGACGTCATCGCGGACGCAAAGGCAAAGGTGAAGCTTGTCGATGCCAGCAGAAAGGGAATGCGCGATGAGCTGGATGAACTTAAAATCCTGGCCCGCAAACCTCTAACCGATTGGGAGGAAGAGGCGGAACGCATTAAGGAGGCGGCGGCTGAGCGTCTGGCTGCTGAGCGCCTGGCTTCTGAGATTGAAGCTGGGCATGAAATGGCCTTGCTCATGAATGAGAAGGTCGACCGGGAGGCCGCTGAAGCTGCAGCGGAGGCCGAACGCCAGCGCCAGGCGGAAGCTGATCGGGTCGCCCAGGAGCAAGCCGAGCGTGAAGAACGACTGAAGCGTGAAGCAGCAGAGAGCGCACGCATTGAAGCCGAGCAGAAAGCCAAGGCTGAGCGTGACCGGATTGAGCAGGAGCGCCTTGATGCTCTCCGCCGGGAGCAGGAAGCCAAGGATAAAGCAGACCAGGCACAGCGCGATCGCATTGCGGCTGAAGAGAGAACCATACGGTTACAGAAAGAGAAAATCGAAGCCGAAACTCAGGCCAAAGAAAACGCCCGTGTCCAAGCCGAGCAGGCTGAAATCAACCGTAAGAAGGCTGAGCAGCAGGCTGAAATCAACCGGAAAGCCTCTGAGCAGCGAGCTCGTGACGAAGAGATCCAGCGCCAGCAGGACGAGAAAGATCGCATCCAGCGCGAGCAGGAGCAGCGCGAGGCCGACACCAAGCACAAGGGCGCAATTAATCGTCAGGCAGTGGCCGAACTTATGGACTGGGCAGGCCTGACAGAGAAGCAGGCAAAGGCGACAGTCAAGGCTATTGCCAAGCGTCAGATCTCTAGTGTGACAATCCGCTACTAACAACCACGGAAAAATTTACCATGAAAAACCTAGATCCGGTAATTCAAAAGCAACTTGAGTTTGTGGAATGGCTGAAAGAAAAGGGCATGTATAACCCAGTGGAGTCGGCCCAAACGATGCAAAAAATGCATAACATTTGGGAGGCCGCACAGATATCGCCGAAGGTATCCGCGGGTGACTGGTGGAGAGATCTTGCTATTGGTGAAGAGATACGGACCGGAGACAGGTTTCTAGATAAACACGAAGAGTGGGTTATTTTTGCTGATGAGCATCTGACATTCAGTCACGTTGTTAGCGACTGCACTCGGCCATCCCAGAGAAAAAGTACTAATTAAATCAACCACGGAAAAATTTACCATGGCAATGGACGGGAAAGAGCGGGCTCAGAGGCTGCGGGATAAGGAAAAGGCCAGGGGCATCGAAAAGCTGCTGCTGAAGCTGACCGCAACCGAACGAGGATGGATTCAGACAGGGCAGGACCTGGGAGGCTACGCAGACCACACGGAGCTGATCCTTGCTGCGACGAAAGAGTACATCGAGAATCACAAAAAGCGTGATTGTTGCGCGTAACAAATCGTAGTAAAGCATAACAAGGAGAAGAGCAATGAGGGCTAAAGTGTATCGAGCTGCCCATGTCGCCATGCTGGCTTTGATAGTAATAGCCATCGGTTTTTTAGATCAATGGTTTGAAGGCGTTCCGGAATGCGTAGGCGTGATTGAGCGCGCATACTTTCAAGGCATAACGGTTCCGGTCTGTTATTTTTGGTTCAGATATTATGGATGGCTTAAAAATTAACCAGCATAGGTAAAGGTGAAATCATGGTTAGGACTGAAAGCACTGCAATTCCAGACGGGACCGGATACGTGTTGTTTCTGGGGGCGCATTATAAGCGCGGTCGGCATGGCCATCTCGTACGCTGGAGCGGCCTGGAGTGGGTGTGTTGCAGCCCGATATACCCTGGCCGCATCAGCAACGCCCTGGACGAATTAGAGCAACGAGCAAGCAGCCCGCTAAACGAAGGTGATCCATGATAAAGGTCGTTTTGTTTGCGCGGGTAGAGGAAATTGATCGGAGCCATACCTTCTACGTCGATACTGGCAGCTTCGTAATAGCTGATAAGACAGCAAGGCGAAGGGCAAAGGAGCTGGGTATTGATCTAAATAGGATCTGCAATACCGCCATGGCGACCATTGAAGTTTTGAAGCCGGGCAGCTAACATGAAATCCCAGCCCATGAAATACCATCAACCAACGAGAGGAAGCGCAATGAAATAGCTTAATTTCAACCTCATAAAAGAACGACGCCACTACAAGCAAAAAAGCCCGGTAATTAATCGGGTTTTTTTGTGTCTGGGCTCTTGAACCATTACGAATAATAAGCTTTAATTAACGCACACAAACCCGAAGGAGAAAGGACAGGTGAAAATTAACAACAAAGCAAAGATTGCAACCGTTTCGATGATCAGGCTGGCCATGGTCGGGGATAAGGGGCCGGTGAGCTTGGGAGAGCTCGCAGCCCGACAGAGTCAGTCACTTTCATACCTGGAACAGGTTTTCTCTAAGCTGATGAAGGCTGGCCTCGTCAAGAGCGTTCGGGGGCCTGGGGGTGGCTACACGGTCGCCAGTCTCGACACCTCGGTTTCGGATATCGTCCTGGCCATCACCGGGGAGCTGCCGGCCATTCAGCACGACAGCACTCATGAGCATGACAAGTGGGCGCAGATCTCCGAACAGACCCACCAGAGCCTCAAGAAGATGACGCTTGCAGAATTGATTCTTTAGTTTATTTTCCGTTAAAGCCAAAACAAGATAGGAAAAATTCAGATGCAGGGGATCGTCACAACAGCAACAGGCCGCTATCTATTTCGTGACGATCATGCTCATGGCACTTATGTCTGGGCATGGAATACGCATGATGAGGTCGGCACTGGAGATCGAGTGATGACACACAAATGGCAGAAGCTACCAGCGGGCGAGGTTGAGCTGTTCGGCTTGGACAGCCCGCCCGCAACAGTCAGCTACCAGCCGCTATTGTCAGACGACTAAATCTAAGACGGAAAAATTGATCATGAAGCCGGATGAACAGATAGAAAAAGACCTCGTTGAAGCGGCCAAGGAGATAACGGCAGTCTGCAAAAAGTACGGCCTAATCCTTACCGACTCAATGGGCTGCTATGCGCTTGAGCTGATCAGCGAGCAGAACCACGCTAACGGTGACCGCCATGTGCTTTCCATGGCGTTTGATGCTAACGAAGATTAAGACGGAAAAACCAATCAAAAGGAAAAGACCGATGTCTAAGAAACCAACGAATGCAGAGCTCCAGGCTGAGCTTAAAGATTTAAAACTCAGATTTGATCGGCTCCGTGATGAGAAAAACGAGATAAAATTTGAACGAGATATGTTCAAAACCAGAACAAAAGAGGCCGAAGAGAAAGCCTCAAATAGTGATCAATCATTATCCGCAGTCAAGAGCGCAGTCGATACTCTGATGGCGGTCAAATGCCCGGATGCACGCAATCCGCAATACTCCATCTCAGGAGGCTCCCAGACGATTCCTGAGCGAGATCCGCCGACCGAACTGGAGCTAATCCTTCGACATATCGGAGAGGTGTGCAGCGGAGGAGACAGCGGTATAATCAATCGATTCGGTTAATTGGGAGATAAAAATGTATCTTTTTAGCGGAAAAAGCATAAGCCGTATGTCCGGAGTTCATCCGGAGCTTATCTTTATATTTGAGGAATCGATAAAGGTTAGCCCCATTGATTTCGGCATTCCTGGGGATGGGGGAGTAAGGACCGCCGAAAGACAGAAAGAGCTTTGTCTTGATGGCAAAAGCAAATGTGATGGATACGCTCGGGTTAGCCGGCATCAGATAAAGCCGGGTGAGATTTACGGGCGCGCCTTAGATTTCTATGCCTACGTTGACGGAGCGGCCAGCTGGGAAAAGCACCACCTATCGATGGTCGCGGCGGTGATCATATCGACGGCTAGGCGGCTAAAAAATGAGGGGAGAATATCTATCGTGCTGTACTGGGGCGGCCAGTTCGGATCCAGCCGGTTTGATGGTTGGGATATGCCTCACATGGAGATAGCATCGTGAGCCTTGCAGCGCTCATAGCGCCTATATCTAACATCATTGATAAGCTGATTCCGGATCCTCAGGCCGCGGCTGAGGCAAAAATAAAGCTGTTTGAGCTGGAGCAGAGAGGGGAGCTGGCAGAGCTCGACGCAATGGTCGAAATGAACAAAGGCCAAATGGAGATCAACAAGCAAGAGGCAGCACATAAGTCCCTGTTCGTCGCCGGGTGGCGCCCTTTTATTGGCTGGGTGTGCGGTATTGCTTTGTTCTGGCAGTTTGTTGGAATGCCCGTGGCTATGTTCGGATTATCGATGACAGAAATTACAGTTGATCTGCCGAAAATACAGGCCGATGATTTGCTTGAATTAGTTTTGGCAATGCTGGGGATGGGAGGATTGAGGACCTATGAGAAGCTAAAGGGCAAAGCCAGGGAGAGTTGATTCATCTCGGCGGGCTCATAGAATAGGCAAGGTCTGTCACCAGGTCAGTAACAGATTGACAAAATAAGCGATATCCCGCATAGTAGTAAGCTATGAATGCAGATATTCGAGAAACCGCAAAATCAGAGTCCCGCACGCTTGCCAAGTACATAAAAGGCAAGCTCGGGGTTTCTTTGGCTGAGTTCGCGAGAATTGAACAGACTCCAGTCAGCACCCTGAATGATCGATGGGCGAGCCCTACCGGCAAAATACGGATCATGGACGCGGCCTATCGGGTTTACGTTCATCGGTTTGGTGATTTATGAGTGGTAGACACCTGAAAGGAAGCCAAATGATAAATCTTCTTTATGGTGATTGTCTGGAGCTGATGACAGAAATCCCAGATAACAGTGTCGATATGATTTGCTGTGATATGCCCTACGGAACTACTAATTGTAAGTGGGATTCTCCGATTGACCTGCCTCGTCTATGGGAGCAGTACGGAAGAATCGCAAAAGATAATGCGGCTATCGTGTTATTCGCACAAACCCCATTTGATAAGGTCTTAGGTGTCAGCAATCTCGAGCAATTGCGTTACGAGATAATATGGGAGAAGCCCGCGGCAACAGGTTTTTTCAACGCTAAAAGAATGCCCTTAAAGGCGCATGAAAATATCTTGGTTTTTTATAAGAAACTCCCCACATATAACCCTCAAAAGACAACCGGCCACATTAGAAAAACGGCTGGACGAAAAGAGATCGGCAGCGAGGTATACGGGAAAGGAGTCAAAAAGACCAATTATGACTCAACCGAGCGGTACCCGAGAAGCGTTCAGCGCTACTCGAAAGATTCAAGAATTGGCGGCATGCATCCGACCCAGAAGCCAGTTGCTCTCATTGAGTGGCTAATAAGAACCTATACCAACAAAGCAGACACGGTCCTTGATAATTGCATGGGAAGCGGCACCACCGGAGAGGCTTGCTTGAATCTTGATCGTAGGTTCATAGGTATGGAGCTGGATCGTGAGTATTTCGATGTGGCCAGCTCTAGACTAGAGAGGGGCCGCATTGCCGTATGAAGATAATCGTCAACGATAGAGCCATTGAGCTTGGCCAGGAGCAGCTTGATCTATTCGGCAAGCTCAAGACTAAGCTTCAGCGGAATACCGCTCTCAAGTCACTTGAGGGGCTTTCTGATATTGATGCTTATCTTCAGGGTGGAGGCAAGGCCAAAAGCGAAAACTCAAGATCAACCAGCGCATCTGAGATCATGAATAATCCTAACGTGCAAGCTTTCATTGAGTCTTTTAACGCTCAGCTCATAGCTCCGTCGATAATGACTAGGGTTGAGATGCTTGAGCGACTCACCGGGCTTGCGCGAACGGAGATCACCGATATTGCTGACATCAGTGATAACGTCATGGTCGAGACTCCTGATGGGAAGGAGATAAAGCAATCATTCTGGTCTTTGAAAGACCCCTCTCAAATGGGCGGCGCTGGGTTTGCTGCCATTAGTGAAATAACGGCCTCGAAGGAGGGGATAAAATTTAAGGTCCACAATCAAACGGCATGCATGAAACAGATTGCAGATCTTGAGGGATACAACGCGGCGGTCCGCTTAGCTGTCGGCGGTGATCCTAATGCTCCTCCCATAGAAGCTAGGCACACCGTTGTCGATGAAAAGGCTCTGAGTGATGTGGCGGGGAAATTATGATCGTCACAGAGCAAGAAGCGTCAGAAAAGAGCTGTCCGTATTTCGATAAGAAGTGTGAAGGTAGCAGGTGTATGGCCTGGGAGTGGCATTACCAAAGACATGGCTGTAGCAACCCGAAAGGCTTGGAGCCGGTGCCTACCAGAACAAACAGCGGCTCATGCTCAAGATCGTGATCGCCAACAACGCCATACTGAAAATGATGGGCGCGACTGAATGACCGGCTTGCTTGAGTGGGAAGACCTTGACGAATCCCGTCGCCAGGCAGTAAAAGCGCTATCTGAGCACGATTTCCTCACGTTCGCTAGGACTCAGTTTCAGCTCACGATGGGCGAAAAGCTCATGGTGAACTGGCACCACCGGCTAATGGGCAGCACCGTTGATGGATTGGTGTCGGGGAGCCGTGGAAATACAATCGTAAATCTTCCTCCTGGCGGCACAAAAACCGAGTTCTGGAGCATCCTGTTACCAGCCTATGCCCACATCAAAGCACAGCGGCGATGCCGATTCCTGAATCTATCCTTTGCTGACAGCCTGGTTAAGCGAAACGCTCGCAGAACCAGAGACCTGATCAAGTCTCCTCACTGGCAATACCTATGGCCATCCACGTTCAAGACAGACCAAGCAGAGGAGTGGCAGCTATCTGATTCCAAGGGTCGCACGGTGTTTGAAGTCGTCAGTAAATCAATGGGCGGGCAGATCACTGGCGGGCGCGGCGGGTACCCTGGTCCAGGATTCAGCGGGGCGGTCATGCAGGATGACCCTGATAAAGTAGAGGATATGTTTAGCGCAAACAAGCGCGAGAAGATGCACCGCATCCAGGTTGATACGATCCGATCACGGCGGGGCGATAAATCCAAGGATAACGCCACCCCCTTTGTTGTTGTCCAGCAAAGGCTCCACCAGCAGGATACATCCGGCTTCCTCTTGGGTGGCGGCTTTGGTAGTAGCTTCCACTTTGACTTGATAAAAATCCCCGCGCTAATCGATGACGGCTACATCCAGGAGCTGCCTGAGTGGGTCCGCGATAGATGCTGGGAATCAATCAAGGGTTCGGAGAAGATCAACGGATATTGGTCCTACTGGCCAGAGATGGAAGATATCGGCCAGCTGATGGATCTATGGGAGAGGAACGAATACACCTTCCAAGCCCAGTATATGCAGACCCCAATAGCTCTCGGGGGCCAGATATTCCACAGCGACTGGTGGAAGTTTTACGGCGATCAGGACGGGTGCGACGAAGCAAGGCCTATCACGTTTGAATACCGCTTCATCACCGGTGATACCGCCATGAAGACCGGCGAGAGGAACGATTTCAGCGTGTTCATGTGCTGGGGCGTATGGCAGGGAAAGCTGTATCTGTTGGACGTACTGCGTGGCAAATGGGAAGCTCCGGAGCTTCGGGCCATGTTTATCAACTTCGTTGCAAAGCACTGGGATCTCAACACAACAGGAAATCACGGCATACTCCGCAGCATCCACATCGAGGACAAGGCGAGCGGCACCGGACTTATACAAGAGGCCGGGCGACAAATTCCGCTACCAATTACGGCAGTTCAGCGAGGGGCAGGCCAAAACAAAGTGGTAAGAGCTCGGGACGCGGCCCCTCAGATTAAGCTTGGCAAAGTCTTACTGCCGATGGGCGAGCCCTGGGTGATGGATTTTGTTAGCGAGCACAGCCAGTTCACAGAAGACGATTCACACGACCATGACGACCAGGCAGACAACACCTGCGACGCTGTAGAGATCGCCCTGACGCGTCCAGGGCAATCAGTTGTAAATATGTTATTATCAAGCCGACAGAAAGACAGAGCCCATAGGTAGCAGAGCATGAGTAAACCGATTTTACAGATTTTGACCAATGCGCTGATCAGTCGGTTCGCGTCGAGCTTTGGGACGTTGGACCAGAAGCACCAGCAGGCATGGGCAGACTATGGCTATAAAAATACGCTGGAATTCGATGATCACTGGTCCATGTTCCGACGGTTCGGCATTGCCAGGGCTGGCATCATGAGGCCTGTCGAGAAGAGTTGGCAAACGACGCCTTCCATCCTTGAGGCGGGGGATCCTCATGAGCAGACCAGCTGGGAAAAGTCTTTTGAGCTGTTCGCCAAAAACATCTACATGTGGAACCGATTGCGAGGCGCTGACTACCGCAACCGAGTTGGCCGCTATGCAGGGCTGATCATGATCGTACGTGATAGCAAGAAGCTATCTGTGCCTATGGGCACGATTCGTCCGGAGCAGTTCTCGAAATTCATCCCGGTATTTGAGGGACAGCTTGAGGTCAAAGCTTGGAATCAGGATCAGGCCAGCGACACCTATTCCGAGCCATCAATGTACCAGTTCCAGGAGACTGGGGGCGGCGACCGCGACCCAAACAGCGTGAGGAGTGTCGATGTCCATCCGTCCAGGGTCATTATCTGGGCAGAGGGGGCCGATGACGGCAGCATCTATGGCGTACCTGCGCTTGAGGCAGGTTTCAACGACCTGCAGACCATGGAAAAGATCATCGGTGCCGGCGGAGAAGGGTTCTGGAAGAATTCACGCGGAAGCTTGCATCTTGACATAGACAAAGACGCAAACCTTCAGCAGCTGGCGCAGGCTCTTGGAACCGACATGAATGGTCTTCCTGATGCTCTGGAAGACCAGATAGACGCATTCGCAAAGGGTTACGATAAGCAGTTATTGACACAAGCCATGACCTCTAATAGCACATCAATCAGCATGGGAGACCCTGAAAAGCCTTTCAGCGTCGCATTGCAGAGCTTTTCTGCAAGCGTCCCTGTACCAACGACGATCCTGATTGGCAACCAGACCGGTGAGCGAGCATCTACCGAGGACGCGCACGCCTGGAACCTCACAGGCATGGCCCGCCGCGAGTCGTTCGTGATTCCTCAAATCGAGCTGACTATTCATCGCTTGATGCAGATTGGCGTCATAGAGACAAAGGATTTTGTGGTTGGATGGGATAGCCTGATTGAACCCACGCTGGGTGAGAAGCTCGATAACGGCGAGAAGATGTCCAAGATAAACCAGGCGGGGCTTGGCTCCGGGGTTCTTCCGTTCAGCTCAGACGAAATCAGAGAGACCTCTGGCTTTGAGGCCGAGGAGGAAGACGAAGGGCCGGGCGATAATCTGGATGAACTGGATAAGCAGGATGACGAGCCGTAATGGGGAATGCAATCCTGCCCCGCAATAAAAAGAACCCGAGCAACACTGGTCGGATCCTTCGACGTACGGACAAAATCATAAAGCAGCGACTGCTCCAGGCTCAGAGGCTCGTTCTTGCCAGATTCAATTCCATTCCTTTCCGTATAGTCGATGCTGAGACCGGTGCCGCGATCAACCGGGAGATCCGGTATATTTATGAGCTGGACGCCAATCTTATCGCTCAAACATCAGAATTCATTGAATCGATTATTGAGCAGTTCATCCTTGAGAATAGAAGTCCCGATTATTTCTTGAACCAAGCCATTAATGATGCCTATCAGCTCGGCACAGGGGAGGCCGTCATTAACCTGGGCGTCATATCAGACGATTACAACCGGTCTATCGTCCAGGTTCTCAGCTCCCCTGCATACCGTAGTCGCCTTCAGTTCATTCAGGCCAGATCATTTGAAACGATGATTGGCTTTGCTGGCGACACCCGGGCGGACTTGGCCAGAGTGCTCGGCGAAGGTATGGCATCCGGCCAGAGCCCCCGGGTAATCTCCCAGTCCGTTCGGCAGCGTTTCGGAGTCGCAAAGTCCAGGGCGGAGAGAATCGCCAGGACAGAAGTCAACATGGCTCACCGCCGGGCTCGTTGGGATGAATCCGACAGCGCAAGGGATGACTTGGGAATCTTTACCCGGGAACTGCATTTATCCGCCCTGCTGCCCACCACTCGTCGAACGCACGCGGCAAGGCATGGCACGCTACACACCACGACCGATCAGGAAGAGTGGTATCAGAAGGACGGCAATTCAATAAACTGCCGATGCTCTACTTCAGAGGTGCTGACAGATAAAAATGGCACGCCCGACAACCCCGAATTTGTAGCCAGAGTCAAAAAGGAAGGCGAGTCATTCTTTCCCTCAAACTAGAATATGGAGACTCTGAACCGGACCAAAGGACTGGCGCTGAAGCGTTATGGGCCGACGAGGCGTCCTAGCGGATGAGTTTTTATATGGTATTATTCGAGTAATCAAAAAGAGATAAAGCGCATGTCTAAGCAAATCCGGGTTAACGTACAGTCAACGCTACGCATGAACGCGGCGGATATTAGTTCGACAACTATCGAAGGCGTTGAGCATATAATCATCAAGGGCGCCAAGCACATGATCGCCGATACGGTGATGAACGGCATCCTTTACACCTCGCAGGATACCTTCCAGCTCGGTGATGACCTAAAGGCCAGCGCCGCGTTCATTCCGGCGCCGGCAGAGCACCCCATGGTAAATGGTGGCTTTGTCTCCGCATCCGACCCCCGCTCACTTATTCAGCACAATGTCGGCGCCATGCACCTTAATTTCCGTATTGAACAAAACCGGCTGATCAGCGATGTCGCCATCAATCCTGATGTTGCGTTTCGCTCAGACCGTGGCCGCGAGCTCATGAAGCGGATCGAAATGCAGCAGCCTGTCGATATGTCTACTGGGTTTTTCCTTCGCCGCATCGAGGAGCCGGGGACCGCTATGAACGGCGAGGAGTTTGACGCTATCGCCAGTGATTTGACCCTTGATCACTCAGCCCTACTGCTGGAATCTCCTGGGGCCAAGACCTCCGATGAAGGTGTTGGCCTGTTTGCTAATGCTGCCAACGGTGACAGAATCGATGTGATCACCTCTATTCTCGAAACAAACAAGACGGCACCCGGTTCGTTCCCGATCGCTGAAGGTGACCCAAAGTGGGAAGCAGGCGACGCTGTAGGCCGGTGGCGCGAGGCATCCGATAGCACAGAGAACCCTGGCGACCGTTACCGTCAAGGATTTATGTGGTTCGACGAGTCACGTGCTGACAAATTCGACGCCTATAAGCTTCCGTTCGTTGACGTTATAGACGGTGAAACGGTGGTTGTCCCTGCTGCGCTGCGGGCAATTAAGCAATCTCTTGCCGGTGCGCGAGACGGGGTTGATGGAATATCTGAATCAGATAGAGAGCGCATCGGCGCCCGGGTGGATGATCTGCTAGAAAAGGCGCAGCAAAACAACAAGGGGTTCATCGCCAAGGTATTGAACGCGGTGAAATTAGCACTTACCTCAGATTCTGGTTATAATCAACTGAACTTAAACCAAAACCCTGATAATGGTGGAGATACCGATATCATGAAAGATAAAATCCTTGCCGCTCTCAATGCGGCAGGCAAGCCGACAGAGGGTCTTGATGACGACGCCCTGTTTGCTGCCTATAACTCGCTGCAAGCGGAAGCCGGAAAGGATGAAGGAGCATCGATGGCCGATGCCGTCGCTGATCTGCTGAAACCTATGACCGAGCAGATTTCGGCGATCAACTCCCGTCTGGATGCTGGCCCGGCCAAGCAGAAGGAATCGGATATTGAAACCATCGTCAATTCGGCCAAATATGCCGAGTTCGACAAAGACGCTCTGGCCGCAATGCCGGAATCAGCAATCGCCACCATGGCGGCAAGCTGCCAGTCGAGCATGGGTCTGAATGGGGCCTATCAGCCGGTCGATAAGACTGCCGAATCAACCCTTCCGGAAGGAGATTAATTGCCATGGCTAAGAACGTAATTTTTCGCGGATCGGCAGAGATCAATAAACCGATTGTTGATGAGGCTGTGCTGGTAGCGGCAATTGCCCCCGGCAGCCTGGTGATCAAAGACGCTAACGGCAAGTTTGCGGTTCATGCGACTGCTAACGGTGGAGCAGAGGAGCAGCTGTATGTCCTCGATGCCAACACCCTGCTGCAGCTGCCGGTAACCACAAACGTGGCGCTCGGAGACACCGGCCAGGCCTTCGAGCCTAGGCCTGGTGAGCGATACAACATGCTGGTGGCGACCGGGCAGACCATCGACGTACTGGATAAGCCTCTGACCAGCACTGGAGCCGGGTTGCTTGATATCGCAACGCCTGCCACCGATGACGTACTGTGTTACGCAGACGAGATCATCACAACCACTGCCACGACTCTGGTCGCGGTTAAATTCAAGTAAGGGGCTGACAAATGTATTATTTCGATAAAGGCCTTGTTGCAAACAACCGCAATCTTGCCGCTCAGCATCAGGTCGTGCTTAATCAGCGCAACACCTTCGACAACTTCGAACGACATCTGGCTCAAATGCAAGGCTTGCAGATTAACGCTGCAGCCATCATTCCGCAGGATGTTTATCGCGAGTTCGACAACATTACCAAAAAGGTGATGCGTAACGACGAGGGCGATACGATCCTGAATGACCTGTTCCCTCTGGCCAAGTCGCTGCATGTCGGCAAGATCGAACACCAGCACCGCCAGGCGAGCGACAGCGGCAATGCTATCACCACCATCAGCGGTCAGGTCCCAAACAGCCTGGACAAAGCTCAATACACCTTCGAAAAGTCGATCATCCCAGTTCACTCTGACGGCTTCGGTCGCCAATGGCGGGAGCTTGAAGGCCAGCGCAGCGAGGGGTTTGATGGTCTGATCGATGACCAAGAAAACTCGGTTCGTGCGGTTCGTCGCAAGTTCGTGGATTACATCCTGGACGGCGATACCGGCGTTGTGTTCAACGGCACCGTCTGGACCGGGATCCGCAACGACTCTCGGGTTGCTGCGGTTGACCTTGGCGCAGGTGGCCTGAACGTTGACTTCACCAGTTCGGCGCTGACCGGAGCGGTTGCCCGTGACAAGTTCATCCAGGTGCGTGATACGCTGCGGATCACCAATAACGCCGCGATGCCTGTCACGTTCTACGTCTCCCGTGAGATCATGAGCAACCTTGAGCGCTGGTATAGCGACAACGACAAGGGCTTTGGTACTATCCTGGCTGATCTGAAGAACCTGAACGGGGTCGCTGACATCAAAGAGTCGGCCAAACTGACCGGAAACCAGATCATCGGCATGGTGCTGAACAACCAGTTCATCCGTCCCTTGACTGGAATGGCAGTTAACACTGTTCCGGTTGTTCGTCAGAATCCGATGGATAATCACAACTTCATCACCTGGTCTGCGATGGGCCTGGAGATCAAGACGGACTTTGATGGTCGGACTGGTGTGCTGTACGCATCCGCTTAACCGCTCGGAAACTGACAGGGGCTACGGCCCCTCTTTTGAGGATTTACCATGGCTAAGACCGTGAAATGCCGAGTAGTAGCGCGCAATCTGTTCATGAGGCAAGACGACAGTGCTACCAACAGGCTGAGAGAATGTGAGATTGGCGAGGAGCTGTCATACAAGGAGGGCAAGATGCCTCCTGCATGGACAGGTAAGGTTCAGGATTTGGAAGTCAGCCGCAAGTCCAAGGGTGACGCTGACCAGTCTGCTTTGATCGAGAAGCTGACCGCCGATCTGGAAGAGAAGAACCAGACCATCGAGAAGCTGACCGCCGATCTGGAAGAGCTTTCCAAGCCTCTTGTTGAAAAGAAGCTTGAGCAGTCAAACAACAAGGATAAGTAGGCATGGCCAGGATCGATTTTCAAGCGGCAGGTGGCGGGACTATTATTCCCGTCGCGGCGGCTGACTTCTTGAGTCCGCTGATGAGTGCTAGTGATGAGCGGTCCTATTTTGTTATCCGATTTTTCTCTGATGCGTTAGCTCAGACTCAGGTAGCTCCTGGGGCAGGCACGGTGGCGTTCACAGCATCGAATGACCGCGACAAGGATCTGATCGCCAACTTCTTGACCGTCCCTAACGGTGCGTTCAATGGCGTGGATGCCTACGCAGTGGGGCGAGCGGTCCCGCTGTTTGTCGGCCCGTGCGTAAAGGCCAAACTCACCCTGGCCGGGATCACGGTTGCGACTCATTTCACGGCTTATATCGCTCGGTTTTGATTGGCTGAAACTGAATAAAGGGGGCTTCGGTCCCCTTTTTTGTAGGTGACATAATGGCAAATCCCTATTACTTCAAAGACGGATCCGGCGACACGATCGTACCGGTGGCTGATGCTGACTTTTTCACTGATATCATGGAACTCGGCTATGAAGACGGCCAGTTTTATATTGAGTTCTTCAGCGATGCGCTGGCAGCCATGCCGGTAACCCCGACAGCCGGCACCATCGTTGCCCGGGGATCCCCGCTTGGTAACTCATACCTGACCAGCTCGGCAGACGAAGTCGTCAATGCTGTCGATGTGCAGGCCGGTGACGCCGCATATACCCCGCCTCGCTTCATGGGCGCCATGACCAAGGCAAAGGTAACTCTCGCCGGCATCGTCGGGGCTACCCACTTCAGGGCCGTAATGTGGAGGCATGATTAATGCCATATCCTTCTAAGGTAGAAGCTGAGCTTCTACGGGCTTTTGAGACTAGCAACCGAGGCACGACCGGCCTTGGGGTGTTTGTTCAGGATCAGACAACGCCAGTGCTGACTACTCCATTTCTTCAGCTCAGAGCCGCTGTAACTCTATCTTCGGATACCGTTATAGACAGCAGGACCATAGATCTGACTGTCGGTCATGGCACCCTGTTTGGCGACGTCATGGAGTTGGCGGAATCAACAACAACGAAGTTTATGCAGGCGGTTGCTATAGATCCTCTAGGGCTGGCCGCTGCCGGTACGCCGGTTCCGGGCAATACGATCACCCTAGACTCACCCGTTAATCGGGTCTATACAACATCTGGATCCATAGCTCTGCGCTCAACAAAGGGCATGATTGTAGACGGGCGCATGGTTTCACAGGGAGGGCCGGGGCCGCAGTTATATAGCGTCTTGCCGCTACCGAGCCAATCAGGCGACATGGTAAGGATAATCATAGAACTAAGGGGCAGAGTTAATGGATCGATGGATTTCACAACCTTCGGCTCAGAGCCCGAGCTCCTTAACGGCATCGTTATCAGGATTAAGAATCAGGACGGCACATTCCAGAACCTGTTTAATTTCAAGTCAAATAGTGACTTTATAGAGCAGGCTTTTGACCACGCGTTTCTTGACCCAAAGGGCGGCAACACTGTGCCTGGATTCACATCGCGAGTGACATGGGGAGGTCAGTCGAAACACGGCGTCGTGATACGGCTGGACGGAAGCAAAGGGGAGGAGCTGCAGATCATCATTCAGGATGACTTGACCGGCGGTAACACTCGGCTGCATCTAACAGCGCAGGGGCATGAGATCCAGAATTGATGGTGCCGGTTACTCCGTCCGGCGGCCTTATGGTGCTATTGCGTGGCCAGAACGGCGGATGCAGCTGAGGCAATACTGCATGTCTTGTGAACAGCTACGATCTGGCTTTTTATGATAGACTCAATCTAGGAGGGTTTCAGCATGACACACGCAATAAAGTCCGAGAAGAAAGAAAAGCCCAAGGATAACGCGGGATCCGGTTTTCAGAATCAGCCGCCACGCCTTGAAATTCCATCGATCAAAGGCGATAAGAGGCTGCCCGGGTGATCATTATCGCTCTGGTGCTTTCATTTATCGTTGCCGGCGAGTTTGCCTGGATGCCATTTGAAAGCGCCGGGTGGCAATATTACCTGTTCCTGATGCATCTTGACCTCGCTCTTTTTTGGTGCCTGTCACTGCTGCCAAGGACAGACCAGTCTGATGGCCTGATGACTGTCTCATTATCCTCTGCAATATGCTGCCTTGCGATGCTTCTGTCCTGCATTTTTGTCGCATTCGATGCAGTCAAGTGGATTCCGCTATACAATGCAGGGTATGAAACATTCGGTCGGACTTCTGCTTTATTGACGGCAATACAAGTCCTTATGCTATTTTGGGATCAACTTATCGAGCTGGGACGCAATGGACTCAATATGGCAA